GCAGGTGGATTCTCCGAGCCGCATGTATCTTTGCGGTCGCGGAATGGTGCCAACGCACAACAGCACGCTATCGGAGTGGGCGTGTATCTGGGCGATGCTCTACGGCCATCGCCAGTTCGTGATGCTTATCGGCTCCGACCAGGCGATTGCCAACGCGATGCTGGACAGCATCAAGAGCCACCTCGAAATCAATGACCTGCTGGCCGAAGACTTTCCCGGCGCGTGCCACCCGATACGGGCGATGGAAGGCATCACCCGCCGGGCACAGGGGCAGACGTGCGAGGGCGAGCCCACCCACATCGAGTGGACCGCCGATCAGATCACGCTCCCGTGGATACCCGGCGCACCCTCGGCCGGCGCCGCAGTTCGCGTGGCTGGCATCACGGGCCGCATCCGCGGGCTCAAGCACACGCGACCAGACGGCAAGACCATCCGCCCGCAGCTGGTTCTGATTGACGACCCGCAGACTGACGAGGCGGCATCGAGCCCGTCGCAGGTGGCGACTCGCGAGCGGATTCTTTCCGGTGCCATCCTTGGCCTAGGCGGGCCGGGCGTGAAGATGTCGGGCCTCTGCACCATCACGGTCATTCGACCGGACGATCTTGCCGACCGGCTCCTTGACCGCAACAAGCATCCCGAGTGGCAGGGCGAGCGGACGCAGCTGGTCTACGAGTGGCCGCCGGCCGATGACCTCTGGGCACAGTACGGCGAACTGCGGCGGCAAGGGCAGCGGGACGGTGTGGGCACCGGCGAGGCTGACGAGTTCTACAAGCAGCACCAGGCCGAGATGGACAAGGGCAGCCGCGTGGCGTGGCCCGAGCGGAAGAACGCCGACGAGCTGACGGCGATCCAGCACGCGTGGAATCTTCGCATCGACCGCGGCGAGGCTGCGTTTTTTGCGGAATACATGAATCAGCCGATTGCCGATGACATCGCCAGCGACAAGCTGGTCAAGGCGGACCTCGAGCGGCGGGCGGTGCCGCTGGAGCGTGGCGTCATCCCGAGCGGCCACAACACGCTGACGGCGTTCATTGACGTGCAAGAGCGTTTGCTCTTCTGGCTGGTGGCGTCGTGGGGCGAGCAGTTTGGCGGGCACGTAGTCGCCTACGGCAGCTATCCAGACCAGGGCGTGAGCTTCTTTGAGGCGTCATCGGCGAAGCGGACGCTGGCACGGGCGGCGGCCGGCACGGGCTTTGAGGGTGCCCTGCATGACGGGCTGACCAAGGCGGCCGAGATGCTGGTCGCTCGCGATTGGAAACGTGAAGACGGCGCCGCCATGCGTGTGCAGCAGCTGCTCGTCGATGCCAACTGGGGCCAGAGCACCCAGGTCGTGCGGACGTTCGCCAAGCGTTCGCCGTTTGCAGCTGTCATCCTGCCAAGCCACGGTCGCGGCATCGGGGCGTCAAGCCAGCCGATCACCGAGAAGGGCAAGCACCGCGGCGACCGTATCGGGCTCAACTGGCGTATCGGCAAGCTTGGCGACACCGATCACCGCTCGGCTCTCTACGATACGAACTGGTGGAAGACGTTTGTGGCCGGGCGGCTGCGGATGTCGCTCGGAGATCCTGAGGCGTTGACGCTGCACAAGGGCCACCACGACCTGCTCATCGACCATCTGACGAGCGAGTACCCGGTGCGGACCGAGGCCCGCGGGCGAGTCGTCGACGAGTGGAAGAAAGCTGGCCGGGAAAATCACTGGCTTGACTGCCTGGTCGGTGCCGCCGTGGCTGCGAGCATCGCGGGCGTGCAGCCGGTGGCCAGCGAGACCGGCGGGCGTCGTCGCAAGAAGGTGGCGATCCCGACCGACCACACCGGAAAGCGTGTGATTCAGGTCAAACGGCTGGCGTAGCGTGGGTGGTGGACTGGTGTACAATGACACTACAGGCGGAAGGTGAGGACATAATGCAGAGTCAACAGCCGGTGGCGTGGGCGGTGATGCTCGCTGACGGCGACCGCATCTACGATGTCTATGCGATCGAAGAGGAGGCCGCCGCGATCTCATCGTCGGTCGCCGGAAATCACGGGATTGCACCGCTCTACCGCTCGCCTGACTGCCCATACATTACCGGCAACGTGACCCGCTACTGCACGTTGACGCCATTCACGCTCACCGACGCGGAGCGGGAGGCGATTGAGGGGGCGATCCTGGAGATGGACGGAATCATGCAGGAGTTTATTCCCGCGCCTGTTTATACACGGCTGCGACGGCAGGTATCCACTCTGCGGGGGCTGCTGGAACGAACGAAGTGACGCTAGTGAAATCAGAGAGTGACAAATGCTAGTTATTTCAAATGCTGAACTGAAGGCGGCACCGCCCGTTGCGGAGCATGTTCAATGTTGGATTTGCGGGGAAACGCATCCCGCTGAAAGTGCGAGCGACCAAAACAAACCCGATTCGACAGTGCTGTCTTTCTTTCGGTGTGGTAATGCGACCTACCTGTGCGGCGTAAACGGAAAAGAATTTCGCTCCAAGTGACCGTACTGAGCGAAGGTGGGCAACCATTCGGCAAAACCTAATAGTTCCACTGACATGCCGCCGGTGCCGTCGTTGCAGCGGACTGATAACCCGCCACGCGCGGCGGCACCGGCCCAACTCATACGCGAAACACATCGAATATGATCGTTTTTCCCATACGAGTTGGCGAAAAGTTGTAACTAATGGCTACCGCGATTCTCCGCTTTGACCTTTCCGACCCCGACGACGAACGCGAGCACCGCTACGCTCTCGCGGGCCGCGAGGCGCTCATCGCACTGGAGGGCATCCGCGAGGCGATCCGGGCGAGGCTGAAATACGGCGAACTCGGCGAGGAGGCCCGGCGGGAACTGGAGGCGATCCGCGAGCAGTTGCCGCATGAGTTGATCGAACTGCTGGTGTAAGAAAAACGTATGCGAACTCATTACGAAACACTTTGCTCGCCGTCAGCCGCCGGACGCCACATCCGCGCTAACATGGCTGCCGGCGGGCTGCCCCGAGACGTGCGCGGCGGGACACAAACCGACAGGCGGCGAGTGGGCCGGGGCAGTGGCACAACTGACGGAGAGTAGGGACATGGGCATCTACAAAAACGACCTTCGCGCCGCACTGCAAGAGCGTGAACGACTTGACGAACTCCGGCTGGTGGCAGAGGCCGCCGCAGAACGCCAGCGGCTCCGCGACCAGTTCGCGGCGGCGGCACTGACTGGTCTGCTCGCTGGATTCCAGAACGGCAAGAGTTGCGACTCCTACGCGGCGGAAGCCTATGAAGTGGCCGACGCGATGCTGCGGGCGAGACAGCAGGAGGTGCCGACTGATGTCTGACAGATACAAAGTTGTGGCCGGGTCGGAGTCATGCCACTGTTGCTTCGACAGCACCGTGGTGGACATGGCCCAGCCCGTGATGATGGACGACCAGCACTACAAGGAAAAGTACGAAGGCGTTTGCGAGTGCATCTGGGAAGACGATGCAAAGGTCATCTGCGATGCCCTCAATGCGGCAGAGCGTTTTCGGTGGATTCCCGTGAGCGAGCGGCTGCCGGAGGAGGATGTAGACGTTCTGGCGATCGAAGAAGACGGCGGGATGCTGGTCGTGCGCCTGTATCATGGGCGTTGGGGTCACAGTTTCGGGAGTGGAGGGCCGACCGATGGAAGAGCGTGGCCCACCCACTGGATGCCGCTACCGTCGCCGCCGGAGGTGGCGCAATGACGTTCTACCTGACCGGCCCGTCGAATCCGTGGTGGCTCACCTACGCCGTTGGGTTTGGCCTCGCCGCTATCATCCTGTCTTGGCGTGTCTGGTGGTTCGTCGCCAAGGTCATTTTCGGCGTCTACTACGTTGCGGCGATGAGGCTGCTAGGAGTGAAGTGATGGATTGGACGCACTTTGTGGCATGGCTTTCTGGCATCTTCGTTGGCTCGTTTCTGATGACGGTCTGGCAAAACGAGCGAAAGCGGCGTGCAGGCAATCTGTACCGGCAAATGTGGGCCGATGCCGCGACGGTCGGCCGCCACTTCCCGCCCGCAAAGACCGAGCCGCCGGAGGCGAAGTGATGCTGACTCTCACCAAAGAAGAGCGGGTTGCCATCACGTTCATCGCACACAACGACCCGAGAGACGGGTTTGTTCGTCGAACGTGGCTTGAGTTCAAGACAGCCCTTTGTGGCTTGCTACAACGAACGAGAGGCAGCGGATGGATCAGCGTGGAGGAGCGGTTGCCGCCAGCCCCCGAAAGCGAATGGGAGGACTCCGTCGCGGTTCTCGCTTGGAGAAAAGGACACGGCATCGACACCGCGTGCTTCATCCGAGACAAGGACTACGGCGATCGGTGGGGATGGGAATGCGTTGGCGATCCAACGCACTGGATGCCGCTACCCCCCGAGCCGCCGACCGAATGACCCTACTCACCTTAGGTGAAGACATGGACAAACTAATACCCCGCGCAAAAGCCCTGCTCAAACTCACCAAGCAACAACGGAAATGGTGGCTGGAACGCTGCGACACGGCAGAGGCAGGCGATCCATTCAAGGAAACGGTCGAAGTGCTGCAAGCCTTGATTCGCCGCTGCGACATTCACGCTGGAAAGCACGCTGAACTGCCCGGCTAGTGCGCTACTGCCGTCACCTAACGCATGTCTGGAAACCTGATCGCCATCACCGGGCTTATTTACCTCTACGTGGCCGCTGAGCAGGCGTATCGTGGCAACGTCGGCCTCGCCTTGGCATATAGCGGCTACGCCTTTGCCAACGCGGGCCTCTATCTCGTGGCGACTCGCTAGCCACACCCCCTGCGGCGTTTTCTCGCCTGCCCGTAGTTTTCGGGCATGAGCGACTCCATCCGCACCCAGCTCGAGACGGCCGCCGTCCAGCCGCAGCGCGTCCGCACTGACGCCGGCGAGGTCGAGCAGCACGACCTCAAGCAGCTAATCGAGGCCGACAAGTACCTCGCGGCCCAGGCTGCCGCCACGGCCAGCACCACGAACAAGCGGCGCGGTCTGCGATTCAACAAGCTCATTCCGCCGGGAAGCATCTAGTGGGCCTGTTTTCCATTTTCCGGAAAGTGGAACGGCCACAAACCGTGGCTGTGCCGGTGCGCGCAAAGTACGACGCCGCCGAGATGGGCGACGACCGCCGCCACTGGTCCAACGCTGACGCCTTCGCGGCCGACGCTGCCCTTTCGCCGGTCGTGCGTCGCAGCATCCGCAACCGGGCACGCTACGAGCGGGCAAACAACTCCTACCTCGCGGGGATCTCCTCGACGCTCGCCAGCGACCTGATCGGCACCGGGCCACGGCTGCAGCTGCAGAGCGGCAGCGACGACCTCGACCGAGCGGTTGAGCGGTCCTTCTATGACTGGGGCTGGACGGTCGACCTGCCGGGCAAGCTGCGGACCATGCGCGAGGCCCTGGTGGTCGACGGCGAAGCGTTCGCCCTCATGATTAACAACCCGCGTCTCGCGGGCGTGCAACTCGACCTACGGCTGGTCGAGGCCGAGATGGTCGCGACGCCGACCGAGTTGATGCGGCAGACGATCACGCCCGAGGGCAACACCGTCGACGGGCTGGAGTTCGACGACGTGGGCAACGTGATTGCCTACCAAGTCCTGAACTTCCATCCCGGCAGCAACTACCGGGTCAACAACCTGCAATTTCAGCGGGTGCCCGCCGACGCGATGATTCACTGGTTTCGCCCGTCGCGGCCCGGCCAGCATCGCGGCGTTGCCGAAGTGGCTCCGGCGTTGCGGCTCTTCGGACAGCTTCGGCGCTATACCGAGGCCGTCTGTGCCGCAGCCGAGACTGCCGCCGACTTCGCCGGCTTTTTGCGAACCAACTCGCCGGCCGCCGAGGTCGACGAGGTCGACGCCTTTGCGGAGATGGAGATCCAGAAGCGGGCGATGGTGACGCTGCCCGACGGCTGGACGTTCGAGCAGCTCAAGGCCGAGCAGCCCACGTCAACCTACGCAATGTTCAAGCGTGAGATCGTCAACGAAATGGCTCGCTGCCTGCAGCTGCCGTACAACGTCGCCGCTCTCGACTCCTCGTCTTACAACTACGCCAGCGGCCGGATGGACCACCAGGTCTACGCCAGCAATATCCGCGTCTACCGTGACGAGCTCGAGCGTGTGATGCTCGACCGCGTGCTCGCCGCGTGGGTCGCCGAAGCCACGCTGGCCGGCGTGCTGCCAGAAGGTGCGCCGCCCTTCGTTGAATGGAACTGGGCGTGGCAGTGGGACGGCAAAGAACACGTCGACCCGGCCAAGGAAGCCAACGCTGCACAGACGCGACTGCAGACGCACACGACCACGCTCGCGGCGGAATACGCCAAGCAAGGC